TGGCGGAAACTCTTTTTTGCATCGGCCAAGAAGTCGGAACGCGAAACCTTCACTTCGATAAGAACCGTAGCCCAATAGTTCCACCCGAAAACGTCCGGGGTTTCCGGGTTAGCTGTTACCAATTCTACGGCAACGTATGGGCAGTAGCTGGAGCCGAATTTTGGCTTTCGTAACCATTTTCCCGCTAATCGGCATAATTCCCGGTGTCGGCTGTTATCGTGCGGCTGTTTTGGTTCCGGGAAGGTGGGGGCAGTATCAATAGCCCCCGGTCTACATCCTTTTCTTCCCATAGCTTCGTTTCATTATGAAGCGGCCAATAGTGCGGGCCGCAACCCAATAACCGATAGTTTCCATGTATAGCCAAATAGCCCGCCTAAGTTTTCGTAATGCGTCCTGTACGCTACTGGCAATCCAGCGATGTTTTATGCCGTTCTTAGTATCTTTAAGTAGGTCGGCGTACGCTTCGGCTCGCGTACGGAAGTATGTATTTTCGTACATTATTCGCCCCGTGTGGGTGGTATTGGGCCAACCGTATTCCTCGCATTGTTCGGCCTTTACTGCCCAATTCTCGGTAGTAAATACCGGAAGGTTCCGGGCGAAGGTGTCCGGTTCATCAATCAAGGCCCGAAGTACCCCGTTCTTTTCGTCTGCCTTAATACGGGCGGCAAGTTGTCCTATCTCGCTATCCTCTCCGGGCGTAACCAAAGACGAATAGAACACTTTACCGGTTTCTATATTTATGGCTATAAGTCCGTGAACATATCCGGAACCGATACAAATACAATCCCCGCCGTATTTTTCTTCGTTATAGATAGCTACGATATGCTTTATATCGTAATGCTGCTTTATTGCTTTGAATCCCATATACCTATTTTGTTGTTTGTTTGAACCATGCCCGGTAACAAAGTTCCCGAAGCAAATCCGAAAGAATAGCTAACCCCTTGGAAAGCCATAGGCAAACCAATTGAAGCGGCACTACCGTAAAGAATACAAGCCAAAATATCGTATTCCATAATAGGCCGGTGCGCCTTTTTACCTTTATCGTGTAGGTAATTTCCCCTTTGTTCATACCGTTACTTTTTTAGCTTCTACTTCCTGTTTCGCCCGATAGTTTACTACCGTTTGGGCTACTCTGAAAACAAGCCCGGTTATCGCGTCGCGCTGGGACTTCGGCAGGTCGCTTTCAAGGTTCGCAACCTTTATAAAAGTTTCCCTAATACCTTCTACCGTAAATATCCCCGCGTCCTTCAAAGCGTCGTACGGTGTCCGGCGATACCTACAACCTTCTTGCGGGGCCGGTCGTTTGTTGTAGGCTTCAATCTCGTAGCCTAAGAACTCGTTAAATTTGTCGTCCTTAATAATGTCCTTTACTTTCATATCTTTTTTTGTTGGTGTTTAGTAGCGTCGTTTCGTAAAGTGAATAATGGCAAAGTCAATCGTAACGGCAGAGGCGAGCCCGGCGAACTGCGGGTACTTCTTATCTGCTTCGGCGAAAACCGGCGCGAACCATGCCTTAAAATCGTCTACCGTAAGCCCGTCGTTTTCGGCTAAAATCTCCAAGGGGACGGGGTGGCCGTCTACCTCCGCCGTATAATCGTAATACATGGCAGTTGCTATCGGTTTATCCTGTTCTTCCGCATAGTGATTTATTACACGACGTTCGCGCCGTAACGCCAACCTTTGCACGCCTACAATGCCGGCCGGAATCTCGGTTATAACTTCTTGGGGGCTTCGGTATGGCTTCGCGCTCCATTGGCGGACGCTAAGAACTCCACCCGTAGCCGTTATTTTTTCGATTTTTGCCCGCCAATACCCGTAATTGCTTCGGCAGGTGTGTACCTTCCGCCCGTCGGCTACTTTGGCTATAAAGCCCGTTTCTTGCCCTTTACGGGGGTGCTTCGGGCCGAAGTATTTGCCAAGTGTTACTACTGCTTTCATACTATTGTGTTATTAAAACGTCCGACTTATTCACGGTTACGCATATTGGCTGTAATGGCTGGTTAAATGTTCGAAGGGCTACCCAAAGTTCCCCGGTTTCCGCTATCTTCTTCCGTTCTTCTTCGTCCAACTCAAAGCAAAAAACCGCCGTTCCGTCTTCTGATTTATATGCAGGAAGGGGGTAATATTCGGGTTGATTTTCTCCGTAAACTGCATTTACTTCCTTAAATTGTTTTGCTTTCATACTCAATATTTTAATTAACTTTTGTTCGGTTATAAAGTAGGTGCGTATCTATTCCGGTAGCGTTAAAGACCAAGGCCCGAACGTCTTGCCCTAATTTTTCTACGGCTTTTAAGGTGTCTTCTTGGCTAACTCCTTCGGCCTGCTGCTTCTCGAAAAACTTATCTAATAGTGCGCTCATAAATATTTTTGTAGAAGCCCGGAACCCTTCTAAGGTGTAATTCGGTTTTGCTCCGTTAAATGCTTCGTACTCCCAAAGGGTAGCTTCCATTTCTTCAAGCACGGGGCTTAATTTCTTTCCTATCATATCGGTAATTGTTAAAATGGTAAATCGTCTACTTCTTCGGGTTGCTGATATGCCGGCGGAGCGTAAGTTGGTGTAGCGGCCGAAGTCGTTACGGCCTGCTGGGGGGCTTCTGTTTGGTCGGCCCGGTTTCCGCCTAAAAGCTGCAATTCTCTAACCCGGCAATTTATACCGGCTTGCAATGCTCCGCCGGCTTCGTATGCCTTGGCCGAAAGTTCGCCACGAATGAATACGCGGGTTCCTTTCTTCAAATAGTTAATTACCGGGCTTTCTCCGTATTTAAGGCAACTTACCCAAGTCGTACGTTCGTGTCGTTGCCCCTGCGAATCTTTATAGCTTTCGGTATGGGCTACGCTGAAAGCTATGTACTTTTGTCCGTTAAGGTCTTTAATAATGGCGTCCGCTCCGAGGTTGCCAATTGCTTCTAATACTAACATATTGCTTTAATTATTTGGTTATTAACTCTATTCCTTTGGCTACTACTAACGGCTGTTCTTCGCTTAATTTCCCGATAAAAGCCGTTATAATTCGCCCTTGGTCGGGGTTTATGCCTAACGGCGAAAATGTCCCGTTACTGTTCTTTACTACCAGCAAAATAGCTCCTTCCGGCAACTTGCTTAAATCCTTTGTTTTCATTTTGTTTTAAGTCCTTCTATCTTATAAAAACCTTCTTCCGAGGCTTCGATAAGGTTGTACCTGGTTGATTCTTTAATTTCGATACCTATACGGCGAAACAAGGGCGCGACCCGAATACACGTAACCGAACAGACCCCATTTTTCCGTACATAAACCCGGAAAGCGTCGGGGTCTGTATTATAGGAAACTTTCAAGTACAAAGCCCCGCGTTCATCGTGGGCCAATAGTACCCCTTTATGCTCTGAAAGGTTAAGTTCTGCAACTGCTCGGCTACTGAAAAATAAATAGCCGGTAGAAGCCAACGTAACGAACATTTTACCGGGTTTCGGTGGTTTAATAATTCGTAGTGTCATTCTATGCAACTTTTAATAGTTCGTCTACAATTTCTTCTACCAAGGCTTCGCATAGAACACGGGCTATATTCACTTCTACCGCATTGCCGATAAACTTCTTTTGGTCGGCCTGCGTTCCTATAAGGGTGTAGTTTTCCGGAAACCCCATAATTCGCTTTAACTCGATAATTTTTAACATTCGCATTTTTATATCGACGATACCGTAAAGGGCCATAAACTCCTTTATTTTCCGCATTGGGCCGCTATCGGTTTCGTAAATCTCTATTGCCAATTGTCCGCACTCCGTAGCAATAAGGTACGGGGGCTTTTTATCCATTTTGGCGATAAGGGTAAAGCACGGCTTTTCGACGGAACCGCCGGCGTTAGAAAATTGAGGGTTCATAAGATACCATTTGCAGGCTATTACGTTTTGCTTGGGATTCGTCATTACCGCCGGGCAAGGGTTATCCAAGGATGATAATTGCCCGCCGCCGCTATAATTGTTCGCTATAAATTCCGGCTTTACCACCGAAAACCTATCTTTCGTTGTAATAGTGGGCGAAGGCATATTTACGGAATGATTATTACCGTTTCCATAGTATGCCGAAAGAAATTCGGCCCCTACTAAACTATGGTGGTCTACGGTCGTAATGGTTCCCGCTACGTTGTCTACGCTGGAAACCTTGCTTTCCGGGTGTCCGCTAAAATGCTTTGCGAGAAAATGAATGTTCGCTATCCCTAACCTGTTTTGGCAAGCTACGGTAGGGCATGGTTCATCTATCGAAGGCGGGATATGCTTCCCCGTCTTCTTATTCACTGAATTATATTTAATCAAAAACGAATCCTTCCCGCCCGCAACGAATTTTATAAGGCCGGCGTATATGCGTTCTAAGGTCTTAGGCGAAAGCGGTTTTTTACGATTAAAGATACTTTCCCCTTCATCGGCAAAGTCTAAAACCTCTTTTACAGGCTTCCACTTCGCCAAGCTGCCGAAAAGGTCGCCGCCCCCGGTCTTTGAGTGGGTAGGCTTCGGCCATACAATAGGTAGGTACGGTTTGGCAAATATCCCGAAGAAACGCTTTCGGCTGGTATATGCCCCATAATCCGCCGCGTTAAGTATTCTATGGTCGAATTTGTACCCGTAGGCTTTTACGTTATCTACCCAAGTGGTATAAAGTCGTCCTTTATCCCGGCTAATCGGTTTCCCGTTTTCGTCCAAGTCGCCCCAGCTCATAAATTCTTCTACGTTCTCGATTTGGATATAATCGGGGGTAAGGGCTTCTATGTACCTAAACAAGTGTTCGGCAAGGGTACGGCTATCTGCGTCGCGTGGCTGGCCGCCTTTGGCCCGGCTGAAATTGGTACATTCAAGCGAAGCCCAAAGTACAATTTTCGCCATAGGGTACATTTGGCGCATTTCGGCCGTATGTTCTGCCAATGGGCGTAAGTCCAAAGTTCGCATATCTTCCGTATAGTGCTGCGCTTCGGGGTGGTTGGCCGCGTGGCTCGCTATGGCGTTCGCGTCATGGTTTACGCAAGCTATAACTTTCGCGCATTTTTGCCCCTTATAGTTGGCCTTCTCTACGCCTGTACTTGTTCCGCCTGCACCGCAAAACAAGTCTATATATAGTAATCTAATGTTGTTCATTTCGTATTATAGTCAGACGATTTCGTGGAAAATTAGTCTTTTGATAGGTGGGCTTTAACTGCGTTTACATAAGCCCTAAATTCGGGGGTATATCGGTAATCGTCCGGGTACTTTCTTAGGTAGTAGATAATAGTAGCGTGGCTCCGCTTCATCTCTTTTGCAATCCTTACCACCGTCGCCCCTTCTTCCCGGCATAGCTGGGCGAAAATCATACGGGCGAAGACCTGCTTTTGCTCTCGACTTTCGCCTACAATATCGTAGAAGGCAACGCCCATGCCTTCGGCTATCGCCTGCTTTATCTGCCGGAAGGTCGGCTCTTCTTCGTAAATAATTGTCTTGCCCGTTAATTCGGCTAAATTCTTTTCAAGCGTAGCCCCTTTGGAAAATCCCCAATCGGGCAACAAATAGATAGCCTTACACCCCATAAGTAGAAGTACGTCCATAGCTACGTGGACTTCCCAAGAAGCGTTAGCGGGAATACCGTTTTTAAGCGGGTTTACCACCTCGTAACCTTGGGCTTTCAACATGGCTTCCGCCGCTTCGAATTTGGCCGTTACTTCTTCTATCGGCTGGCCGCTAATTTGGCCCGAAATGTATATCTTTTCCATATTGGCTATTATTTTCTGTAAGAGTAATTTTCAAACGCTATTCTATCGAACATTTCCGTAAATCGGTCGCCCAAACGCGGGCCGTATCGTTTGTAAAAATCTTCGTCGTCTAAATTGGTGGTTACTAACGTCCATAGTACCCTATCATAGCGGTAGTACATAATTTCGGTAAACGGGCTTATCTCATTGCCCCAAACCTTAACTACTGCGGGTTCTACACCTACGTCGTCTATAACCAATAATTCGGCTTTTTTTATGCTGTCGAACCGTTCCGGCTGGTTCTTGGCTATATCTGCAAGTTCCAAGGCCGATACAGTCCTAACCGTCTTACGCCGGTCGTAATATGTGCTTTCGTACAAAACCTCTATAAGCCTACCTATTGCGCGGGCTAACGTGCTTTTACCGTTGCCTACCGTCCCGAATAGCAGAAGCCCCGGTTTGCAATTCCCGGTAAGCCATTTTGCCGCCTTTTTTATATGGCTTTGGGTCGCTTCGTCGTCGATGAACTGCATACGCCGCCGCATAACTTCGGCTATATAACATTCCCGCAACATTGCCGGCACGTCTTCGGTGTACTTATCGACCTTAAAGCGTGTCGGTATATTTCTTTTTTGAAGTACCGCCCGGAACCGCTCCAAGTCCACCCGTTGCGGCCCCTGTTTGTTGTCCTTTTCGTCCATTTCCGCTATTTCCTATTCCGTTACTTTCCCAGGTTCTAACCGCCGCCCTCCAATCCTTCATACAATTGCGGCCCACCTTCCAACCGTTCGCAGTATAATAGTCTATCCACGCTTGCGGGTCTATGTCGTTACCCCGTTCTTGGCAATACGCCGCAACTTCTTCTAAGGTGGGCTTCTGAAATATTTTACCGCCTTTCGTTTTAGGGGCTTCCCTGCTCCTGTCTTGGGGCTTGCCAGCCCCTAACGTCGGCCCTTGCGGTGGTTGGGTAATACCTTCGTTCAATACACGTATAAGGTCGTATTTTTCAAGTTTCTGCAATACCGATTTATGCGCGTTGTTCGTAGGGTTCAAGTTCGATACGCCGCCGTACTGAAACACGATAAATTCGGGCAAAAACGCCTTACTTCCATTGTTGAAGAAATAGATTCTTCCGGCAAAGGCTTTTTCGAAATCTTCCAAAGTGTACGTTTCGCCGCAATAAAGCCCGGCTACCTCTAAGTCTACTTCCCATATTCCGGCGTTGTCGCACTCGCAAAAAAGGTACACCCAAAGCAATTTATAAGCGGGCGGTAAGTCCCTTATAAATCGTTTCTTAAATAGGTCGGTATCTATAAATCTTTTTGCCATTTTGTTACTTTTGAAAAGCTACCCCGGCCCGGAAACCGGGGTAGCTGGGTTAATACTGCTATTGCTCGATAATCGCAATTTCGGGGCTTAGTTCCCGAATGCGGGCTACCTGCACGTCTATAATTCGGTCGCGCAGGTCTTCCAATAGCTGGCACGCTCCGGGGCTTACAAGTTGCAGGGTTACGTCGCGGCCGTTTACCGAAGCGTAAAATTCCACTTCGATAGTTTCCGCCGGCATACCTTTGAAAATCGGAATTTGAAGGGTAAAGGCTTCCGGCAGGTTACTCATAACCACGCCGCTATAATTGTCTTTGAAGTCGCCCTTTTCGCTCTTTTGCTTCTCTACCTTGGAATTTACGGTAGCTTCGAAGTTTTTAAGTTCGGTTACGAGCTTCATATTCGCGGTTTTGTCCGGGAAAAATGCGCGGTTCATTTTGAAGAACTGCCCCAACTCGTTAGGTTCCCAACCCTTGCCGGTGTTAATCCCAAATTCGGAAAATTTAGGGTGCTGGGAAAGACGACCTACCACCCGGCCCGTAGTATATTCGTCGTTCTCGTTCGTAACGAGTGTAATGCACACCTTTTCCCGGTCTACCAAAACGTGGCAACGCTTCGGGTTAATTTGGTCGGCTTCGGAAAGTCGCTTTTCTAAGAACTCTACCGGCGCACCGATAACGCCGGAAAGGTCGATTTTTACCGGGGCCTTGGGGTCAAGAACTGCGGGGGCCTCGCCCTCACGTACGATAATTTCCGCCTGCGTAGTTCCTTCGGGAAGGTTTACTACTACTTTTTTGTTTTCGTCCATACTCTTTTTACTTGTTGATTGTGAAACTTTTACTTGGTTTGAAGTGGGCTACTTCGTGCGCCGGTACGATAATCGTAGTACCGGCAGCAATGTTACGGGCTTTCTTTTCAGCCCGTTTCTTCGGCTGGAAGGTTCCGAAGCCACGAAGGTAAACGGGTTCCTTGCGCTGTACGCATTCCTTAATTGCGTCTAATGTGGCTTCGATAATCGGCCTTACGTGGCTATCGTTTTGCCCGGTCTTACTGCCAACGACTGTAATTAAATCTTGCTTCGTCATTGCTTTGCTTTTTAGTTGTTAGTACCTGTTTTTCTTCCGATTTGGAAAAGTGTTGTTTGTAATTCTTCGCTGTACGCCGGCCGGCTCTCGATAAGGTCGCCGTTTTCATTGTAATAGCCGACTTCGCGGGCTTCTTGGTCGATGAACTTAAAGCACCTTTCGGTAACAAATTCGGCCTTCTTTTTCAGTCCTTCCAAGGTCTTTTTTCGCTCCGTCGTAAGGGGTTCCAAACGGGCCTTAAAGTCCTTCATCGCGGCCGTCTTTTCTTCCTCGATGTCGTTAATTTCGATGTCCGTTTCCGAAAGGCTTTCTTTCATGCGGGCCAATTCTTCCGGGGTAAAAGGTTTCATATACCCCTTTTCTTCCACCGCGTCGCAATTATCCATAAGGAAGGCTACGCGCTTCTTGCCTTGTTCGAGGTCTTTCCCTAATTCTCTTTCCATGTTTCGTTATTTTTTGATTAAAAGAAAATCGTTATAAAGACCTTCGAACTGACGGCCCGCGTACGTGGCGAGTTCACGGGTTTTATAGCAAAGCCGGGAGCCGATATCCGCAGGCGTAAACGAAGCCGCGCAATGCGTAGACGCGTACGAAAAGCCGGCAGACGCGGGATTATACACGAACCAAGGCCAATATTTGTACTCGCTGCTATTGGCCCAATCCGGCCGCCAGCCTTCGTTAAGGGCTTCGGCAATGGTTTTTAACTTACGGTAGGCTATTTCATCATTGGTAAAGCCCAACTTCACTAATACGGCTTCGTTCATCGGCTCAATACCAAGCACCGCACAAGCGTCCGCGTAAGTCTTTACGCGCTTGGTAATGTCCTTCGGGGCTACCGTTTTTACGGCCTGTAATACGGTCGTATTAACCCCTAACTTCTCGGCCAATCGTTCGGCTTCCTTGCTGGCCGCCTGTTCGTTCTCGTGTTTGTACGTCGGTGCGCCTTGACCTTCGGCGTAAACCATAAAAAACTGCTTTTCCATTTTGTTATTTGTTAAAAAGTGTTCCTTGTTTTTCTTCCCTCTTTTGCTCGTAAAGTATTCGCCTTTGCCGCGCAATACTCAACCGGACGGCCCTAATAGCGTCTTCACGCCCTTTTAGGCTTTCTTCGTACTCCAATAGTTCCGCTTCGCTTTGGGCGATAA